ACTGACTTAACTTGAAATCCTCCCTTATTAGTTATTTCAGGTGTCTTACGCTCAGTCATATTTATATTCTTAGTTTTGCGTATTACATCTTCCGTAGCTTCAGACTTGCCTTGTTCATAAAAGAACTTAGCAAATTTGTCAGGATTCATTGCAATTGATAAAGCTCGATGGTAACCGACAGCATCCTTAATCAAACCTTTGTCATCCAAGTACTTATTAATAAAGTTCATTGGAGTCTCTTGATTTTTTTTAATTGTCTGCGCATCACCGGGAGAGAAGGTTACTGTTTTGTCGTCAAGCACGAAATCAAAACCTTTGAAATCTTCAGTAAAAACTTTATCGGATTCTTTTAAAAACCAATTACGTTTAACCTCACTTTCCTGTTGTTGAGTTTTAACAGATTCTAAATATTGCCTATACTCTTGAAGCTCTTCATTGTTGCTCTGAGAATCAGCAGCCGGTCTCGACTCAAGGGGCTGCTTGTATAATTCTTTTTGCTCATTAAAAAACTTCTTTGCTTTAGCAATAGTTTTCTTTTTTGCTAGTTTAGTTTTTTTAACTACAGCTTCGTCATCTAGTTCTTCATCCCAAGAAAAATCCTCCATTAGAGAATCTATATCTTCTGGGTCTAAACCTTCGCCTTCTGTAATTGTCAAATACTCTCTTAGCAAAGCATCAGGATTCATAGCACTAAAGTCTTTTTGTAATCTTACATAGTCTTCAATACCTCTTCCTGTTTCTTTTTTATACTTAAAGTAAGCTGCAACATCTTCTGGAAGCTCTTCAGCTTCTTCTCTAGCCGCACTTAATTCATCTAATGAATTAATTTCCTTACCGTATCTTTTTCCAATATATGAAAGAACGTCTTCTTCTGATAACTCGGCTGGTTCTTGAACTGGCTCTGGTTTTTCTTCAGAAGTTTCTTTTACTTCAGTAGTAGTTTCTTCACTCTTACCTTCAGCAAAATCCATTTTTACTTGAGGAGTTTCTTCTGTGGTCTCATCAGAGTCACTAAACTTTTCCTCGTGTTTATCAAGAAGTTCTTGTTCAACTTCTTGTACTGATTTTTCTTCAACGGCCTCTACCGCTCTTACTTTTAATTCCATTTAATTTAATTTAAGTTACAAATTTAGTTAAAATATTAACGCTCATTATCGAGGTGAAAACTCTGATAAATCAAAGCCATCAAGACTATCTTCATTAGACTCAAAGTTTTGAGGAGGTAAATTATTTTTACGTTGTGTAATTAATTTAGACTGCTCAGTATTTTGTTGACTAATTCTATCACTCTTAGCTTGTTCTCTTTCACCCTCTCTAAAAGCTAACGCTTGTTCGCTTACATTTCGTAATTGAATATTGTAATCAAACTCTTGTTGCATTAACTGTGATTTAAGCTGGGCTTCGGCTTTTTGTTTCTCTATTTCAAAAGCTATCTCAGCTTGCTTAACTTTCATTTTAGATTGAGTCTCTAACTCTATCTTTTGCATAGCTACTTGAGAAGCCATCTCTTGAGATTTAAGTTGCTGTTGAGCGGTCATGGCTTGCTTTTGCATAGCCATCTTTTCATCACGCTCTTGTTTAGCAAGTCTTTTAACTTTTAAGAGTTGATTAGCTAACTTGAGGTTTTTAATTTCACGAATATCAATTGCATCTTCAAGATTAATATCTTGTTTAGATAAAGCCATTTGTATATTCTGCTCAAGCATAGCTTTCTGCTCTTCGTCTGGAGAAAGTTCTATAAATACACCAAAGTCATAGATATATAAATCAGATATTTCACCTAGTATACTTACATTATACTTCCCAATTTTATTTATAAAGTCTTCTTTAAAATCTGAATATTCTAAAATGTCAGCTACTCTATAAGTTAAAGCTTCTGCTAATGAACGATATATATATAGACTTCCATCTAATATATGTCTAGTTGCAGTATTTGAGTTAAGTGCTGCTAGCTTTTGAACACCTACTAAAGCTTCAGGAGAAGGTGTAGAACCGTCTCTCGCTTCATTTAAGCCCGTTACACCTCGAATCATGTCTAAGTAGTGGTTGTAGTTAGCTATAAGCATTTGTGTCTTAGAAGCGCCTGAATTGCTTGTGAGCTGCTGTATAGGTATTTTACCCTGGTTATACTCTCCCTCTTGAGTGTAGCTTCTACCAACCACACTACCTGTTTGGAAATATAGTCTTAAAGCATCAGAAGGGTCGTATGCTGCGCCTGTGCCTAAGTCTACTTCATTAATACCATCTGCGTCTATATAAACCCCATCAGGCACAGTTCTAGCTATAACCTGCTGTAGTTTTAAATGAGTCATCTGTATTAAATCAGCAAAAGGAATCATTCGTCTTACTAAAGACTCAATAACCCCTTTATACATTCTTGGTGCTACGGCAACATAATTTGGTAAAGCGTGTTGTGATGATGACTTAGGCCTAACCATATTCTTAGCAAGCTCCCACTTGAGAATAATGTTAGTACCCATAACCATTACACCATCATACCATACATCAATAGTCTTTTCTATTTTTTCAAACTTTCCGTCTTCCATCATTTCTTGTGGAGGATTGAAAGTGTCATCTTTTTCTATCATCTTAGAACCACCGCCTTCAAGTATTCTTTTTTTATAAACCATCTTCTTAGTGGTTTTATAATTAAAATACATAAGAGTACAAGTGTCTCTATAAAAAATATCATTTTCATAAAACTGAGCTACATTATAATAGTCATACCAGCTCTGGCTATATTTAGATATTTCTTCTAAGTCTTCACGAGTAAGACTAGGGTCTATCTTTAATAGCTCACCTATAGGAAGTGTTTTAATTTCACCCCAATAAAAACAATCTTTAAAGTGTGGGTCTTCAGTATAGCTGTACACAACATTAGCTGGGTCTACATAAGATATTTGAACTCCAGCTCCAGGAAGAAACTCATGTTTTGCTACAGACATTCCTATAACAGTAGAGTCATAGTCTATCTGCTTACGAATATCATTATAATGATTTTCTGAAAACATTGTATCTATAGCTTCCTCTTCTGCAATTTCTATTGCAGGTTTGTAATTAAGGTTCATGTATAATGAAAGCTCTTCATCACTAGATGGTAATTCATCAGGGTCCATTATAAATGGGTCTACCCCTGTTTGCTCTTGAATAGTAGTCAATATATCTTTAGCAGCCATCTGGCCTTCAATCATATCTTGATACTTGCTTCTCTTAGCTTGTGATAATGCATCTTGAGCAAAAGCCTTAACTTTAAACTCTCTATCCTGCATTCCATTGACAACTATGTCAACAAACTTTGGAAGTATAGGAACGGGTGTCCAATCTAAATTTAGATAAGACAGGTCTCCATCAATTGCTAATTCGTTTTTGTATTTGGCTATGGACTGCTCGCCTCTAGCATATAATCGCAGTCTGTGAAAGTCCCGCCATTGATTATAATATCTACATTGGTTTCCATCTTTTTTAAACCATTCGTACTGAATAGCCTGTCCTATCTGTAAACCAAATTCGTCAGTTGCTTTTTCAGCATCTGAAACAAATTGACTTGGAAAGCCTGTAGATGCAATGTCTATTGTAACATCCTTCATCTATCTAATTAATTCACTTAAAGTTCCCTTATTTGTATACCTTGCAAAGTTAAGGTTTATTTTTGATTGTTTTTTCTCTACTTGGTACATATGCTTTTGTGTTGCCATGATTGCTAATCCAGAACTAATACTGGCATCAAACCTAGTTCTGTTGTTTATATCAAACTTAGCCCAGTCTTCTAATGTTCTGGTAAAGAGCATATTGCCCATCTCGTTTTGTTCTCTAATTTTGACTTATGTTTATCTGGTCTGTTTATAGAAAAAGGTCTATATCCTCTATTTTTAAAATGATATAACAATCTAGGTTTATTGTTTTCTACAAGTATAGGCATACCATAAAACACACAAGCCATAAGCACTTCTTCAAAAAATATTTCAGCTGTTTGTGGTCTAGCTACATACTGTAAAAAAAATTCATTTGCTGGAGCTTCTTCCATACTAAATGTTGTCATACCATGTAGTGCTCCATTAGAACCTCCGCCGCCTACAGTTCCTGAGATATCATATGAGTCACAACCAAAAGCCCCTATATGCTCGTTCCCTGGATAATTTAAACCGTTTCTTTTTATTACTCTATTCTGTAAGTTTTTTGAAGGAAACCATCCTATTAAAAACCTTCCTTTTTTATCTGGACTAAAAATTACTTTGGTATCTTTTATACCATTCTCCCAATAAAACTTACCTCGTGTTAAATGGTGCTGCATAATAAGCGAGTCATTGTAATCTATTTGCTGGTATATCTTAGTAAGATTAAAAAGCGATGATTTACTTTCATCTCTAAATGCATGAGATTCTGTTCTAGGAAACTGACGATAAAATTCATTAAGAGCGTCAGCATCATGTTTCAAAGAATCTACTTCAGCCTCCCAATAATTTATAGCTCCATTTGTAATCCACTCACCATCAACGCCTTTGCGTTTTTCTTTAGGTGCTCTAAGAACTGGTTGTCCGTATACATCTATAAATCCTTCCATGTTCATTTCCATAGGGATAAACAAAGAGTACATACCGCTTTTAGTTTGACCGTTAGCATTTCTTTTGCTAACATCAGAATCTTCATAAAGCTTTTTAAAATTATCACCACCTTTATCTAAAGCGTTAGAGGTAGAGCCCATTAGGCACTTACCAATAATTTTACTACCCAATCTCAAGCAAGTCTTAGTAACCCTCCAGTTGTTGAGAATGTTATTTGGTTTTATCCACTTACCACTCTCATCGTGAACAAGAAGCAATAATTTTTCCCCATCATAAGAGTTATCATCTGTATTTTTCCAATCAATAGTAGTGTCTAACCCAGTAAGCTCATCATCTACTAATTCATACATATTTTTTTTAGTAATCTTAGAAGCTGGTATTCTAAAAGCAAGTTCAGTCTTTGGTTTGTCCATGCCATCCTGGATAGGTTTAAAAAAGAATGGTAGCCTATTAGATATAGGCACTACTTTATCTGTAAACATTTTTTTTGAATCTGACCCTGTCTTGGATAGTATACCGACTCTTGAGTCTTTTGCAAGTGTTCCCGTGTTTACACACTCTGAAGAACCCATAAAAGAAAAGCCAGAGCGTCTAATTTTTAGATAAACCATTCCAAAACTTCTTTTGTCAGCCCTACAAGCTTCCCAAAAAATATAAAAAATTCTATTAGCTTCTCTATAATCCGGGTATCCTACATCAATTGTAGACCACTGTAAATACATATAGTGAGCTCCTGTAATGTAAGTTGGTGTTCCGTTGTTCATAAACCAATGTCCTTCTTCTCTTCTATCAAACTCAGTCTCTATGTAATCCACCCATTTAGACTTAAATAGAGAAGGCATTTCATTCCACTGAAATATAGATTGTATTTTAAAAAGCTCTTTTGATAATTCTTGACGCTCCCAATACTGCTCAGATTTAGTGGTAGAACGAGCAAAAGGTTTTTTAGGTACTAACGGCAATCCTATCCTTAGTCCTGATATTTCTACTACATCTCCTACTTTGCCGCTTTTAGATATACATATAAAGTCATATTTTTCATTATAACCATACTCCCAAGTTTTAGCCCTATTTTTATTAGATAAAACTCCTTTGGGGATGTATTCTTTCAATACCCTGTATATACTATCTTGACCTTCTTTCTGCAAATCCTTGTTTTGTTTCTACCTTAGAATCAGTGCTGTTAGATATGTTTATGTTTTCCTGTTC